AGAAAACTTAAAGAGAGTTTAAGAAGGGTCGCTAAAGAAAACAGATTGAGAGAAAAGTATCTCTAAAAGAATTACTTGATACGATAGTTGTCCGTGTCAAATAATGTAATAAACTATGGCAACAAACTTGAAGGAGTTGATTTATTATGGGTAGAAAAGCCTTTACAAAAAAACAAAAAGTCCTAAGTCTATTATCTAGTGGCAAACCAGTAACTTGGCAGACACTAAGAAATAGATTTGATCTAACATCACCAAGAGCGATGATAGATACACTAAGAGAGGAAGGGCATATGGTGTATATTAATCAAACATCAAATGGCACTTCTTATCGTATGGGTAAACCTACGAAAGCGATTTTGGCTGCAGGCGCTAGAAAAGTCTTGAAAAACAATATTCAAGATGTTGTGTCGGCGGGCATCCGTGCTTTATACGGCAAACAAAAATACGCATATAAGTATTCTGCTGTATAAATAGTAATGTTAGGCAGTTCGTAAGCCCTGACATTAAGAGGTAGAGTGTCTTCCGCAAAGGCACCGATTTAGGTTTGGCAGTAGATCCTTAAAAACTGCCTTATAAATAGTTATGATACGCTCATTAGGAGGTATCATTATATTAACTCGCTTAACAAGGAGAAAAAAATGGTGAATAAAACCTTATCTATATGGAACGATTTACGTCCATTCTCAGTAGGATTTGATGAACTATTTGATCACTTTAATAATACATTAGAGTACACGGTCAAACAACAAACATCTTATCCACCTTACAACATCAACAAAATAGATGACTTAAACTTTCAGATTGAAATGGCACTTGCTGGTTTCAGTAAGAAAGATATTGAAGTCAAATATGCTGACAATCAACTAACAATTAAATCAGTTGAGAGTGATGACAAGGATGAAAAAGATGTAATCCATAGAGGCATTTCAAAAAGAAAGTTTAGCAGATCATTTACATTAGCAGATGATGTTGTTGTAAACGGCGCTGAATTGAAAGATGGAATGTTAATAGTTGAACTAGAGAAGATAGTTCCTGACTCAAAGAAGCCAAGAACAATCGACATAAAATAATTCAACTTGATAAGGGGTGCTGCTTGACAGCGCCCCTAAAAAATGTTATTATATTATAAATTAAAACAAAGGTGAAATTAATATTATGAAACTAAATACAAACACACAAAACATTCTTAAAAACTTTTCTGAAATCAATACAAACATTTTGATCAAACCAGGAAAAGAACTATCAACAATATCTACCATGAGAAATATATTTGCAAAAGCAAATATTGATGAGTCATTTGATACTGAGTTTGGTATCTATGATCTAAATGAGTTTCTTGCTGTAGTATCAGGTATGAACAAACCTGAACTATCATTACAAGATAAACATATGACGATATCTGCTGAAGGCAGTAAGTCTAAAGTAAAATACTTTTATTCTGATCCATCAGTAATTGTAGCACCAACTAAAGAAGTAAATATGCCAGAAGCAGATGTAACTTTTAGTTTATCTGAATCTAATCTTGAACAACTAAAAAAGATGGCAGCGATTCTAAAGTCGCCTGATCTTGCTTTGATTGGTGAAAAAGGTGGTGACATAGTTTTAAAAGTATGTGATAAAAAGAACGATACGTCTAATAACTTTGATATCGTTGTTGGCGAAGGTGCAACAGCAGATTATACTTTCTATTTCAAAGTAGAGAATATGAAAATGATACCAGGCGATTATGATGTTTCAGTATCTTCAAAATCTATATCTCATTTCAAACACAAAAAATTACCTATTGAATATTGGATAGCATTAGAGCCAGATTCTACTATATCCAAGTAAGTTTAATTTTTAAATTGTGAATAAGGTGAATTATGAGTACAGATTTTTTATGGGTCGAGGAGTATCGACCAAAGACTATTAATGATTGCATATTACCGTCATCATTAAAAACATTATTTAAGTCTTTCATCAAGAAAGGCGAACTATCTAATCTTTTATTTTCAGGCACACCAGGTATAGGTAAGACCACAGTTGCAAAAGCATTATGTGAAGAACTGAACTGTGATTGGATTATGATCAATGGTTCTGAAGAAGGTGGCATTGATGTATTAAGAAACAAGATTAAAAACTTTGCTTCAACTGTATCACTATCTGGTGGTAAGAAAGTTGTAATCTTAGACGAGGCTGATTATCTCAATCCACAATCCACTCAACCTGCGTTGAGAGGTTTTATTGAGGAGTTTCATGCTAATTGTAGATTTATTTTAACTTGTAATTTTAAGAACAGAATAATTGATCCACTACATAGTAGATTTTCTAATATTGAGTTCAAGATAAATCCAAAAGACAAAGGCAAACTTGCTACTAAATTATTTGAGCGATCTGTTCATATTCTTAAAGAACAAAATGTAGATTATGAAGAAAAGGTCCTTGCAGAATTAATTAAGAAACACTTTCCTGATTTTAGAAAACTGATCAATGAGTTACAAAGATATTCTGTGTCTGGTGTTATAGACGCAGGTATTCTTGTAAATGTATCTGATGAAAATTTAAAAACGTTAGTAAAACATCTAAAAGGTAAAGAGTTTAGCGATATGAGAAAATGGGTCGTCAATAATCTTGACAATGATCCTGTAAAAATATTTCGTAAGATATATGACTCAATGTATGAAAACTTACAACCTGAAACCATACCTCATGCAGTTTTAATTATTGCTGATTATCAATATAAATCTGCCTTTGTTGCTGATCAAGAAATTAATTTAGTTGCTTGTCTTACTGAACTCATGTCTCAGGCTAAATTCAAATGAGTTATGAACTAAAAGAATATCTAAACGCCATCAACTTTACAAAAAAGAACTTGATGGATTCAGATGACCTACTGTGGCAGAAAAAATATCCAGCATTTATTGTAAATAAAATATTATCTGGCTTTCAAGATTGTATTATGCTTGTCAACGAAATGAATCGTAATCATTTTGTTGATAAAGATATGCAGTTCCAGTTTCTACTAAATAGTATTAGATCAAAGAAAAGATACAGTCCTTTTCTAAGATCGAGTAAACTAAAGGATTTGGATGTGGTGAAAGAGTATTATGGATATAATAATGAAAAAGCAAAAGTTGCTCTGGATATACTCACCAAAGACGAAGTGAAATTAATTAAAGAAAAATTATTTAAAGGTGGGACAAAATGAATGAATTAGATAATAGTTGGCATCCAGAAAAGATGTTAGAAGTACAATTAAAAGAACCTGATGACTTTCTGAAGGTTCGTGAAACACTTACGAGAATCGGAGTTGCCTCAAGAAAAGACAAAAAGTTATTTCAATCTTGTCATATATTACACAAACAAGGAAGATATTTCATAGTACATTTTAAAGAACTATTTGCCTTAGATGGTAAACAGGCAAACTTTTCAGATAATGATGTTGAAAGAAGAAATACTATTGCTCAATTACTAGCAGATTGGGGTTTGATTGCTATATTAAATAAAGATGTTGCAGAAAAGAAAGCACCTCTTTCACAAATAAAAGTTTTATCATTCAAAGAAAAAAACGAGTGGGACTTACAAGCAAAATATAACATAGGTAAAAAAGCAGAAGATGAAGGCACCGAAGTTTAGAGAGTTCATAAGCGAACAAATACAAAGAAGTGAGATACAAGTTGCTATCTTATCTAAAATAAATGCTGATAGCAAGTCTGTTGTCAGTAATATGATACTAGCAGAATGTGAAAAAAGAAACATACCTTGTCATCTTATAAACACATCAGAAGCGTGGGTATCTAAAAATGATTTAGAAAAAGGTACCTTAACAATCTCTAACATAGATGGTAAAGATAAAAAGGTTGAGTTTGATTTATCAAAGACAATTTGTTTTACAAGAGCGGGTGTGTTAGATGATGAAACAGGTTTAGCATTACTATCTACTTTTGAAAACGCAGGTGCTTTTATGATCAACACTAGAAACAGTATGTTGACCTGTGATAATAAAATGTCAGCATATATTGCTTTTGAAAGAGATAATATTCCTACACCTAGAACTGCTCTAATATCAAATGAAAAAAGTTTGATAGACGCACATGAAAGATTGGGTGGTAACTATCCTGTAATTATGAAAACACTAACTGGTACACAAGGTATTGGTGTATCAATAGTTGATTCAGAAAAAAGTATGGTGTCAGTTGCTCAATCACTATGGAAATTTGATGCTGCTTTATTATTACAAGAATTTTTAAAGTTTGATTTTGATATTCGAACTATTGTCATTGATGGTAGAATACTTGCGTCAACAAAAAGAATAAGTGCTAAAAAAGATTTTAGATCAAACAGACATAGAGAAGCAACAACTGAACCATATAAATTATCAGATGAAGAAAAGAAGGTAGTGTTAGACGCTGCTCGCTCAGTTGGTGCATACATGGTTGGTGTTGATCATGCAAAAGTAGATAATCAAATTTATGTTTTAGAGTGTAATGGTTCACCAGGTATAGGTTCAAAGTTTGCCTCATATAAAACTGATTTGAAAGATAGAGAGTATATAGGACCAACAAGTTCAGCAAACGTAGTTAAAAAGTTATTTGATTATCTAACGCAAGACGCACACAGAAAACATTCCTTTACTAAAGAGTCAGGTTTTCAAGAGAGAATTATTGTTGATGGTTATGGGCCAGTTAGAGCAAAGTTTGATACTGGTAATGGCACACTTGCTTCTATGTTCACAGTTGATAAGATAGATGTTGAAAATCAAAAAACTGTTAGATGGGAGAAAGATGGTAAAAAGTTTACAAGTAAGTTAGAGGGATATTCTGAAGCAACTAGAATGGATATGGTTGACAATAGACCAATTGTAAAAGTAAACTTAACTTTCAATAATAAGTATTACACAGATGTGCCAATAGGTTTAACAACTAAAGATTCAAGAAGCACATTTTTAATTAATAGAGATTTGATGACTAGATTTAAAGTTAATGTAAATCCAAATAGAAAGTTTGTGCTTTCTTCTTGGATAGAAAGAGCAGATAATAACGATACGAGAGGAGTTAATCTACCACTTGAAAAACTTTAAAAGACGCTTTACAAATCATTTGTATTGTGTTATAATAAATTATGAAAGGAAGTGATCATGGCAAAAAAACATCAAGCAGACAATCCCTTATATAAAGCATTAGTAAAAAGATATGAGTCAGATATAGCAAGTGCAACAGCCACTCTTATTATTTACTTCGATAATCCTGTAGGTATTGGCGAACATCCACAACATATAGATGAGATGGATAAATTAGTTAGTCAAATTGCAGGTGCAGAGGATAACTTACAAGCATTACATAAACATTTTAACAATACACAGATATAGTGAAATTTTATACTAGCGTTATACCGTTCAAAGGTAAACTATTGGTACGTGGTGTCAACCACGATGGCACACATAAAAAGTATAGAATAAATTATAAACCTAACTTATTTATTCCTACTAAAAATCAATCTAAGTATAAAACGCTAGATGGTCGTAACGTTGATAAAGTAAAGTTTGAAAGTATCTATGAAGCAAGAAAATGGATTGATGAATATAAAGACGTAACTAACTTTGAATATTTTGGCAATACGAGATATCAATATCCATTTATTACAGATGAGTTTCCTGATAAGATAGATTGGGATATCAAACAAATAAAATTATTGACAATAGATATCGAGTGTGAAAGTGAGAATGGTTTTCCTGACGTAGATAAAGCAGATGAAGCCTTAATATGTATTACTGTAAAAGATCATACATCAAAAAGAATTATTGTGTTTGGCATGGATAACTTTGTCAATGATCGTGATGATGTTCAGTATATAAAATGTAAATCTGAAATAGATTTGATACACCAGTTCACTAGATTTTGGTGTGAATATGAACCTAATATTATTACAGGTTGGAATGTAAAATTTTTTGATATACCATATTTGTTCAATCGTTTTAAGTATGTTATGGGTGAAGAATATCTAGCACAATTTAGTCCTTGGGGTGTTGTTACAGGCGGTACCTCATTATCGTTAGGTTATAATCGAACACAAAACTATTATGATATTCTTGGCGTTGATGTTTTAGACTATCTTGATTTGTATAGAAAACATACCTTTGTTAGGCGTGAGAGTTATAAACTAGATTATATAGGTGAGGTAGAGTTAGGTGAAAAGAAAACTGAAAACCCATATGATACTTTCAAAGAGTTCTATCAAAATGATCATCAATTATTTGTTGAGTATAATATTCAAGATGTTGAGTTAGTTGATAAACTAGAAGATAAAATGAAACTAATTGCTTTACATTTAACTATGGCTTATGAAGCAAAGGTAAACTTTCAAGATGTATTTGGTCAAGTTCGTATGTGGGATACAATCATCTATAATCATTTACGTTCTAAAAATATTGTGCCACCTGCCATGCAAGAAGAAAAGAAATCAAAAGGTTATGAAGGCGCTTATGTAAAAGATCCAGTTGTAGGTTTTCATGATTGGATTTGTAGTTTTGATTTGAATAGTTTGTATCCACATTTGATTATGCAGTATAATATATCGCCTGAAACTATGGTGGCATTTGAACCAAACAAAGTAAGTGTAGAAAAAATGTTATATCAAGATGTAGATTTATCTGACCTTGATAGTGTTACGATAACACCTAATGGTGCTCAGTTTCGAACAGATAGAAAAGGTTTCTTGCCAGAGTTGATGGATAAGTTATACAAAGAACGAGTGATATACAAAAAGAAAATGTTAGAAGCAAAAAA